GTGATACCATCATTTTCTAATGCTTGTACAATGTTATATTCAGGGTCAGCATATTTTTCGATAGTTGCACCAGGGTTAGCACTATCAAAGAATGCCATATCTCCATCCTGTATTTTATGTGATGCAATATAATTGAAGTTTGGAGTGTAATCTTCTTTCCTTAATGCTTTCTCGATTGCTAATTTGTCTGCTCTGGAAACTAATGCACTGTTTGGTGCATAACCAGTAGCATTGTCATTGCTATCATATCTCATTTCATCATCAATGGTTAATTCGTTTTCGATGATGTTGGAAGCAGAAGTCCATGCTTTTAAGGTTGCAGTTGATTGTCTTCCGCCTGCGAGAATAGCTTGTGAATATTTTTCTTCAAAGAAGTCTGCGATTTTAACAACAGATGCATTGTAGAATGATTCTAATTGAGAATCGTATCTGCCTCTTTGTTTGTCACGGGTATTGGCGTGGTACATGTAACCTAATGGTAAGGTTTGTCCACCGACACTTTGACCTTGTCCAAATTTGATTTCGTTGAAATCAATACCGTTATTGGTGTAGACTGGGTCTCCGACTTGGATGTCTCCGTTTAAGTAGTTAGTGAATAATCCAGTGGGGTTTTGTTCAACTGGTAATAAGTTTAAGAATTTTAATGCTTGGTAAATTCTTTTTTGTACGTATATTTGGTCATTCTGTACTTTATCGTCGAATACAGCTGGTAATCCATTAAATGCCATATAAATTCAATCCTCCATTTATTGTTCTATTTTAATCCGATTGTGATTTTATCATCGGTAGTTTGTCCAATGAGACAAATTGCATCGGATGCGGTTGTACCTGATGATGCGGTTTTCTTCCATCCATCAGCACTCCATTCCACATACATTCCTGCTTTGATTGCTTCAGATGCTTTTGCAGAAACAGTTCTAATGTCAGCGAATACAGATTCAACACCACAGTTTCTGAGCATTCCAGCAGATTTTGCTTGAGCTTCAGTGTATGCAGTGGTTGGATCTATATCATATTCCGGATGGTCATGTGCAAATCCAATTATTACACCATTGTTTCCGGTTGCTTTTGCAACAAATGGGGTTTCCCCATCGTCTCCGATGATTGCTAATTCGTCACCTTGTTTTACTGGTGCGGCGAGTGAAGGTTTGGTGCCGTCACCAGTTACACTTACAGTTTCTACGATGCTTATTGCACCTTCAACTGCTTTTGCAGGGAATGTAATCCCTTTGAAGATATTTAACATAGTATTCATGTCCTCCATTTTTAGTTTTTAAGATATTTTGCTATACGTTCAGCGGTACCAGTTGGGATACTTTTCCTTTTGGGTTCTGTTTCCACTATTGGTTTCGCATCACGGTATAAATCTGAGAATGTTTCGGGGTCATTTAAGCATAGTTTTAATGCTGTTTCTCTTTGTTTTGGGAGTATGACTCCTTTTTGTATATAGGTATCGACTGTAGTTTCTGCTTTTTCTTTTTCTAGTTGTTCGACTGTTGCGAGCATTTTTTGGTATTGTTCGTTTTGGTCGAGTCTTGCTTGTACTTCTTCGTTTAGTTTGTCTACAGTGTCATCTACGCTTTTTTTGGTTGTGTCGATTTCTTTTTCAAGTTTTGTGATTTCATCGTTTTTTTCTTGGATTATTGTTTCGTATTTGTTTTTGATTTCTGTGAAATCGTTTTCTTCATTAGTTTTTTGGGCTTCTTCTAGTTTTTGTTCTAGTTCAGCTATTTTTGCTTCGTATTCTTCGGGTTCCATATACTAATCACCTTTTCTTTTTTTTTATCAAATTAGTTGATAAACATGAAAAAAATTAAATTAATGTATTAATGTACATCTTATCAAAAATAGGTTTACCATAAATACTTTCAAGATATTCTGCACGGTTAGGAAACTCTTTAACAAATTTTTTATGAGTTTTTGGATTCAAATATAATTTAGTAGAATCCGCAAAATCTTCAATATACTTACTGTTTTTAACGAAACTATCTTTACGATAATATTCCCACATCTTTTTTGCATTTTCTGTTGGAAATATCCATGGAGTCTTTTTTCTTCCAGTGAGTTTATCTTTGTAAGCATATAATTTGTTATCTGCTTTAACTATTTTTTCATAGTCTTCAATATTGGAATATCTTGGGGTATAATCTTCTGCTCTGTCAATTGCATGAGCTAATTCATGAGTAAATGTATCAAGAGTTTCTACTTTATCATCAGTATATCTAAATATACTCATCTTTTTTGCTTGAATATATCCCGCCCTATCAGGGTCAGCATAACTTTTAAAAGTAATCCTTTCAAGGTCAATATCATCAAAAGCTTTGGGTAATGTGTTCATATGTTGTGTAACTTCATCTAAAGTTAATGCAGTATTCCCATCAGCATCAAATGCTAATTCAGTATTTTTAAAAGGATATACTTTAATAGGTTTATGGTCAATATCTACATCATCATATACATTACCTGTTTTCTTTTTAGTTGTAACTGTCGATTTAGTTGTAGTTTTGGAATTCTTATCTGATTCTGATATTGGTTTATTCTCAACTGGTGGTAAATTAGGGTCTTTAAAAAACACTACACCACACATACAATTCGGATGCCGTGGTGGTAAATGCTCCAAATCAGTAATCGGGAACACTTTCCCACAATCCACTTTACAAACATCACAAGGATTACCACCACACTTATACCTATAAGCATTAGCACCACGTTCACGTGCAACAACATAATTACTAGTGGTTTGTGCTCTTTTAATCTCAGTACGAGCAATACAACGAGCTCTTTTATTGTTAATCCCATCCAAAGTGGATTCTATTTCACTGGCTACACGAGTATGACTTAACTTACCATTACGATAACCACGATTTACTATGTCTCTGACACCATTCTTGACATCGTCACCAACATCAGTAATCAACTCACCAGTAGTATTACGGATAATAGTCTGCATTAATGCTTTCTGAGCAGGTCGACTAAAACGTACATCATTAGTAGCAGATACAATCAGATTACTTAAAGTCTCATTGAAACCCCCAGCATCAAGTGGGTTACCAATACTATAATCTTTTGTTTCATTCAAGAACCCTTCCAAATCATCATTATTACGGTAAGCATTACTATAAATACTCTTCAAATCATTAAAGTATTGGTCACTATACTTAACACCAACTTTGATTAATTTATCAGCAGAAACCATATTTAGGTTACCTCATTCAAAATATCATCAGTCAAGGAAGCACCATCAACACCACCATCCAAAATATTATCCAATATCTCCGTTGTACCAGTATCATCAGGTACTGGTGGTAAATCAAACTTTTCACCCAACGAGTCCATATCAGGTTCCTCATTCACATACTGCAAACCAGTCTCCTTCTTAAACAATAAAGCAATACTATCATGAACAGTTTTATTTTCAAGGTCCACAACCCCTTTATCCATTAATGGATTGAGAATATTAAATAACTTTTCCAAATCACCAGATGTGAATTTATCAAAACTAATAGTCGGAGCTAATGATATATCACCGAAATTCCATTCAACAATACGATTAATCACCTGCCTCTGAAAACCATTAGCATTCTCTTCTAACAAACCATCAAAGACAATACTACCAAACTCCAATTGAGTCTGAGACTGAGCATAAGTACCAGTCTGCGAATTATCACCCATTAACAAATTACCTAAGTAATATCGACGGAAAATCTCATTATCTTTACGCTGCAAAGTACTAAAGAACGTCTCACCACGATGAGAACTTTCAAGGACACCTAACTCATCATTTAACCCTACAACAATACGAGTATCACCACCCTCAATATCCATCAAAGCACCCAATATTGCATCCCTGCTAGTTGGATCATCAGTCTTACCATACACTACAGGGTTTTCATGTTGCTCCAGGAAACTCATTAACCAATCATTAATATTCATCTTATCCTCAACAATTGGTTTGAAATCTAATAGTAAACCATTACCTTGGTCTTCATCGAAGCTTGCATTGAAAGTGTATTTTAGGATTTTGTTGATTGGAATATCCACATCGACTTTATCCCATTCTTGGTGAATATGTGTTAGTTCACCGTCTTTGTTATAAACGAATGGTTCGTTTTGTAAAGTTTTAATATGGATAGGGATAATGTTTCGGACATATAGTCTACCGTCAGCGTCTACATCGTAGATGATTTCATGTTCACTATGGCCCCAGAGTATTGCTGTGATTTGTTGTTTCACGATTTCGTTTAATTCTGTTTCCATGTTGAATAGCATGTTGTGTATGAAATCGTAGACTTGGTTGTCGGTATCGTTTTCATTGGCTACGAGGACCCATTGCTTGCTGGATAATACGTATTTGAGTATGTCGAAACCTGTACTGACTTGTGTGTCTTTTAGGATTTTACGTCCGGTTTCGTAGTCAATATGGTCTTCCCGTAGTTTTAAGCTTAATCTGTTAGTTTTTGTTTTTGTGTATCCGACATTACTGTTGAAGCTGTCTCTTTTGAATAATCCTTTTAATCCTTTCTTAATATCGTTTATTAATGACATGTTATTATAGGCTCCTTCTTTTTCTTTTTCCACCAGTAGTGATGCGGTTTCCGTTTCCTATTTCTTTTAGGTATAGGTATCCGTATGCTAATGCGTCTACTATATCGTCATGTTTTCCATTGGGGAATGATTTTAATTCGTTTAGTAGTGTTTGTCTTTTATCATCATCGTTGATTAGGATGTGTACTTTTCCGTCGTAGATTGCATTGGCTAATGGTGTTGCTCTGTCGGCTTTGGTTCCGATTGGTTCTGATTGTCTGGTGGGATAACCTTTTAAGTATGATTTGTACTCTTCGTATAATAGTCGGGCTGCTCCGCCTTTTGTTCCTGGTTCTAGTAGTATTTTGTATGCGGGACTGTCTTGGCGGGCAGTGTTTCGTATATGGTCTTTGACATTGTTTCCGTATTGTCCTCTTTCGTAGTC